CCATATCAAGCATTGACGCACTTTCCATCCAGCGTCATTGATTGCACCTCTGAAGTTATAGCCTTCTGAATCTGCGTGCCATATATAAAAAACAGCACCAGCTTTCATTACAGCATCAGCAGTTACAAACGCATCACGTAAAAACTGACGAAACTGATCATTAGCCATTGAGTCATTTTGAATGGTTAGTTTTTCCTTTGTGCCTCCCTCGTAAGCTACGTTATACGGTGGGTCGGTTAAAAGCATATCAATTATCCCCCCCCCCCCAGTTAGTTTTTCTACGGCATCGATGCTTGTGCTGTCTCCACACATCAATCTGTGCTTACCTAACACCCATACATCACCTTGCACCGTTATTGAAACGTCTGGCACTTCTGGTATCTGATCCTCATCGACTAAACCTTCTGTTACATCCACTGGCATCAACGCTGCAATCTCGTCAGCAGTAAAGCCTGTTAGGTCTAGGTCAAAATCTAAGTCTTTCAGTTCGCCTAACTCTAGTGCAAGCATCTCGTTATTCCACCCAGCATTAAGCGCAAGTTTATTGTCGGCAATGATATAAGCACGTTTCTTAGCATCACTCCATCCAGCAGCCACCATCACAGGCACTTCTTTCATATTTAACCGTTGCGCTGCGAGTGTTCTACCATGACCAGCAATGATGCCACCTTGCTCATCAACCAATACGGCTGTAGTAAAGCCCCACTCTTTAATGCTTGCAGCTATCTGGGCCACTTGCTCATCGCTATGCGTTCTGGAGTTACGAGCATACGGCACTAGCCTGTTAATATCCCACTGTTCTACTTTGTCTGCTGGATTTTTCATAATAGATTTAAACTACTCCCACTAATATAAGTTTTAGGTGTTTTTGCAGATAACCTATCTGCCTTGCGTTGCTCTGTATATTTTTCCCTTAGCACTCCACTATCAAAGCTAATTATCGTTGCGCCTGGTGTCTTTTCTTTTTCAGGTTCAACTTCAGCCTTCACCTTAACTTGATAGCTACGATCAAGGGGCTTTAAATCAGCTTTGGTAAAATTTTTAATGGTCTGATAATGATATTTGTCCTTTGCATTAGTCTTGCTGTCCCTTATGGTTTTGCTAACAAAGCCGTTACTGCTTAGGTATTCAGCCAGCGATCTAATTGAACTTGTGTTAGCTCTGCTAAAGTAAGCAAACAATTCAGAGATTGTTCTGGGTATATGGCAATAAGCACAAAAGGCTTTGTAGCGTTCTAAGCGTTTTAAATCGCTGGGTGATGGCTCACTCTGCTGTTTCAATTTAAACTCGCTGTAGCCCCTTACAGCATCCTCTGGTGTGTCGTATGCACCAATCTGAACCATCCTGCCATGCACTCTTGTTTGCGCTGCCCACTTTCCCTTAGCTTTAGAGAAGTAAATCCCACTCATAATAACCCTTTCAGTTTCTCCAGTAACTCCAGCTCTGTGCCAAAGTTTGTTTCAAATGCTATGCGCCCAGCATGGATAGCAACACCATGACCACCGTTTCGGTGATGGTCTGGACATAGCGGTATAACGTCTTTGCTTTTCATACCCATCCCAGCACCAGTTCTTAAGTGATGTATCTCGGCAGGTGATTGACAAACAATACAACCAAACTCCACCACCTTGTTAAAATAAGCACGTTCAGCCTTGGTCATTAAACACAAACCCATTCTCTGCTGCGTATCGTATGCAATTGTCCAGATACTCACTCATTGCTTTGGTGTCCTGCTTGGTGGTCGATAGTAGCTGTTTCGCTTCCTCACCATCATAGTTCACTACTTTAAATAGGAACTTGTAGCGCAGCATATCGTGTGTGAAGTCTTTATCGTAACCAAAGTGGTTTCCAAACTCGGTGACAAACTTCCAGTACAAGTCATTCTGCGAGTGTGATCGTGTTGACTTTCTTGGCTTTGCAGTTACAACATAACCTAGTGATAGGTCTAGCTGGTTAAGTTTAGCAATAAGGTTAGGCAGATTGCCTGGTGATAGTGAGAAGTTATTTATCATTTGCTTGCGCCTTTGCTTCATCAGCAGTCTTAAAATATCTAATGTTCTTATTCTGATAACTCAATCCGTATTTGACTGAACCATTGTTTATAAACTTAGCAATAAGATAATCACCACTCTTAATGCAGTAATCAGAAACTTTAGTCCAGATCATCTTCTGCCGATCTCTTTCAATACTAAATCAGCCAAGTTCATAATCTCAATGCTGTTTGATACAGATGACCCATCATCTTTAACCACGTTTGTAATGCCATGCGTTACAAGTTCATATAATCTCTTTTCCAATCTAACGCCCCACTTCCTCATGCTTAAGCTGTTATCAATCCTACGATCTAAGTCATTTGGTAAGTATTCAGAGTCACCGCTAGTGTGCAGCGATATTAACCAGCCTTTAATATCAAACGGTTGTCCATGAAATGATTTGCGTATGGTTAGTATTAGATTAACCAATTGCTCATGCTGCCGGTAACGATGCGTTATGGTTGCCCAGTTACCAGAATCAGCCCTGAAGTGTGCAGCACATAACCAATCATTGACTGGCCCACTGGTTGAGCTATTTAACGAGCCTGGCATGATGCAGCCGTAACACATACACATTCCATCAACTGACCTAGAACTGTTATCAACGTCTTGTTCTTTTTTAGCCCATTTCATTTTTTAGCCCCTTTGAGTTGTTTAATCTTATAGCTTTTAATAAAGGCGTGTTCCCACTCACCTTGGGTGCGCTGCATATTAGGTTGCGTTACCCAGTATGTCCTAAACTCTAAGAACTCATCAACTGGGTAATCATCACCAAGTTTCATGCCAGCAATCTTAGCTAATGTTTCAAAGCTATCAGAAGGTGTCCAATCACCATACATTGAAAACTTTTGACTTGAGTATGTAAACTCGGTAGGTGGTGGTGGATTTGCTATCTTTAACTCAATCACTCTACCACCTCCACCAACTGGTTCTTGGTTAATGGTTATTGGTTCTTGGTTATTGGTTAGGGGCGCACTTGGGTTATTTTCGGTTGCCATGTGGTTATTATCTAAAACCACTTGGGTTTTATTTGACGTATCTATTGGCTTACGAGGTCTGCCACCTAGCTGACCATTGACTCTATTCAGGGCAAACTGCACTCTGTAATGCTCTAGTTCTTTCTCAATACGGCTGTGAAAGTAACCTAAATCAGTTAAAACAAAGAAATCAGTCAGCACATTAGTCAGAAAATGTAACTCATCAGAACCCAAACGTAACCTACGCATAACCACTTGGGTTTCTTTGGGTATTGGTTTTTCATCTAAGTAATACCAATCGATTAACTGTCTGTATATGCCATGTTCTAATATAGATAAGTGCGCTGTGTCTGCACGATAATCACCTATATTAAATTGATAGTAGTGCATTTCAATATCCTTTCAGTAGCGGGCTGGATTGACTGCCCAGCAAGTAAAAACCACGCAGGAACGCAAACGGATAGTTACCGACTCCGCTAGTGAAAAAATACTGAAAATTGAATGTCATTTGATACGTTCCTTTTTTGGGTATCGGGTGTCAATGCCGATAAGTCATACTAATTTAAATACTTTTAATTGTAAAGTAATCATTTATTGCCTGTTTAGCTTCATCAAACCCATAACAAACCACAGCTTTATAACCCATAGCAGTAGCCACAGTCATAAACTCTTTCTGGCTGCTGGACACCTTACCGCCCTTAACCTTCATCTCAATGAATAAACCATGATACTCGGCTGCAGGGATCATTAAGAATAAGTCAGGCACTCCAGCCATGCCACCCTCTGCCTTTAACTTAACTGCTGTGCCTATATGTCGAACACCACCATTAGGGATAGCCCACAAGCATTTAGCAAACTTTTGGTACTGGTAGCGAAACCATGTAACGGTTGCGACCTGCTCTGCGTGTTCTGTCATTTTTCTAATCTTTCTCTAAGTAAGGTGAATGCTGCTGCTGCCACTTTTGGAACTTGTCCGTTGCCAATGGCTTTAAGTCTGTCCACTCTTGCGGCCACCCCATCAGCCACTCTACCCACTCTGGGTTCAACGGCCCACCAGCCTGTGCCGCTAGGGGGATCTCGTTCCTCTTGTACTCCGATGGATTTCCACCGTCTTTGTGCATCCTTGCCACTGGTGTTGGCCACAGTCTTGGATTGTTCACTTGATCCACCAATCTGATTTGGATGGGCTGGCCGTTCTTTCGATGATTCTGGCCTTGTTTGAGTAGTCCAGATGTCCCCCCCCCCCCCGTGTCTGGTGTGCGCCACAATCCACGCCCTGTCCCTTTGATGCGGTGCGCCAACATCGACTGCTCCCATAACAGTCCATTGCGCGTCATACCCGAGACTGGAAAGGTCTCCAAGGACTCGCCCGAGTCCTCTATGAATGAGCATTGGGCTGTTTTCCACAAATACGAATCTGGGTCGAACTTCGCTAACCACCCTTGCCATGTGATACCACATTGATGATTTTTCTCCATCAAGTCCTGCGCCTCGTCCTGCAATGCTGATGTCCGTACAGGGAAAGCCCCCAGAAACAACGTCAACAATTCCTCGCCACGGCTTTCCATCAAAGGTTTGAATGTCATCCCAAATCGGGAAAGGCGGCAGAACTCCGTCATTTTGCCTGGCGCACAGTACGCTTGCTGGATAGGATTCCCATTCGACTGCACAGACTGTTCTCCATCCAAGCAATTGTCCTCCAAGTATTCCGCCACCAGCACCTGCGAAAAGAGCCAGCTCATTCATTGCTCGCCTTAAAGAACACATATAGTGATTCAATCAAAGCATAACTGCTATCACCGCCACTAGCTATCTTGTCCAAACGATAACGGTTAATGCCAATCTCTGCTGCCACCGCCTTTATGTTTATCTTAGGGTCGTTCAGCTTGCGTCTTACATATTCTAATTGTGTTTCCATATTGCTCTCCTAAAACCGCATTATAATTTAAATTAAAAATAAATGTAAT